CTTGGGAGTACGCACTTTCTTGAGCTTCTCGCCCTTGATAGTGCGTGCCGGAGTAGGAATCAGTCCTGGTATGATTCCTAAGATGGGGGTATCCACCCCATTCGCTCCTCCGAGCAAATCACGGTAGTTGTGATAGTAGTGCTCGTGTTCGGGTTTGGTGTAGAGCGACATGAACGGGATATCTAATTGTTGGACTGATGTTAGCCCATCCAAATAGCGCTCAATGTCTAATTGATGTGAGATCTGTATTCCGAATACTTCTTGTACCAACATTCTAGTGTTGTCTCCGGGTACGACCGACAGTTGTAATCCGTACTTCTTGCTGTAATCGATGGCATCCAAAAGAACTTCTCGCTCCCACTGGTTAAGTGCTGTTGAATTCAACACTTTACCAATTCGAATACCTTTCGTCACGCGTAGCCCATACTTTGCCAAAGCATGAATTATGGGACATCCAGGGTACTGGTACAACAATGACAGGCTCTTAGCTTTGATAAGCTCCATTTTCTTTTGTACGCCTGCATGTCTGTACTTGTAATTACACCATCCAAATTCCATCAATGTGTCTATTGGGTCAGTAACGTTCCTTCTCTCTTTTTGGTCAAAGATCATTCCGCAGAAGGAAGCTGTTTCTAGACGCCTGTGCTCTTGTAGTTTAATCGTGAGGCCGAGTTTTGCGAAGTCATCCGAGGTTGGAAGTTTTCCCTCCATGGTAGTTAGACCATCATCCCCTTCGAACACGCCTCGGATGTTTTTGCATCCGGCTTCTTCACAAGTGAAGAGCATGAACATTAGGTTTGAAAAGCCGTTACCAAGAGAGGTACACATTTCACCAGACATCCTGGTGGCTTCGATATTAAGTGTGAACCACTTGAACTCGCATACGTTTACTCCAGCCAAAATATTGTCCAAGTACCACCAAAATCTCTCATGGTCGGGTATGTACTGTGTCATATATTTATAAAGCTGGAACTCACAATCGTGCATCATAGTGTTTGTGAATTGACCTTCGAATGCAGAATAATCTGTGGCGATAAATCTCGATGCTGTGGTGTCCAACGCGTTTATAACCGTGTCTGGCCACTCATGTCGAGGTACCTTCTTGATAAACCATGGCAGTTTAAAGACTTCCGTCTCTATAACCTTAAACCACGGCCCAAGTATACACTTGGCCTCGTCTGATCTAGAATTAATCGTCCTTGCATGTTTATATTCTGGATAGGTTTCGTCTTTAATAAAGGATTTCACATTAAAATATTCTTCTTTATAAAGATCTGTTATTCTTGCATTCTTCTTCCTCAACTGTTCTTTTCGAACTTCTGAATACCTAGTTGAGTTAATCCAGGTCTCGAAACTGACATCTGTGTCAGGAGATAGGGGTTTCAGATTTTTCTTTAACCACTTAGCCACGAAACGCCTAAACCTGCGACGAACAGCACGATTAGGTTCGGGGTGGGCTCTGAATACCCGTTTAAAAGCGCCAAATGAGGCAGTGGCCGCGTCAAAATGATCTACATGTGGGTTTGCATAACCGTTGACGTGACAACCGAGGCTCACCATTACAGGACGCCGAATCCAAAGATTGAGTTCTTCATAGAATTTGTTTGTTTTCAAAGAAACTCCTGGTTTTATCTTATCCAATTCGGGCAGGTTTACCTCGCCCACTCTGTACCCGTAAAGGTACATCACTGGGACATTTGGCTGTGGGGAAAAGGGATATGGGCGCTGCGTTCCTCTAGATGCTTGTACCAACCGTACATCACATCACACGCAAATCGCTCCAAAGACCTACCTCCCACGAGAGGATCCAACAACCCGCTGCATGTTAATGGGCCATTGTGTGAGTCAGCTGCACCGTATCGATCTACTATGAACATCGAATATCTGTTTAAGTTAATAGTCATCTCTTTACGGGCGGTTTGTTGGAAGTTTTGTGCTACTGTTTTGTCGTCCATCCCTCTCTGAAGGTTCTGTGGTGAGGCCATTTGTGTCAATAGTTCTGTTGGCACGACTTCAAATGAACGAGTGATCACCCAAAATGGTTTACCGAAAATCTCTAGTCGGTCTTCGAACTTGACACGAACTAGTTTGGGATCCATTTGTTTGATCTTATCCATGCTTTGAGTGTTGAATCTCACGTCGAGGTGTTTTGATATTTCTTGAATATACTCGTACGTGTAGTTGGGATCAACGACGTTCTGGTCCATAGCAGACCAAAGACGCTTCTCAAACCCATAATACTGCCTGCGGCGGATTAGCGCATAAAGTACGGCAAATACTATGGAAGAGATCACCAGATACGCAACACTCATTGTAAATATGTAAATAGTTAATGGGTGTTGCTTGTACACTGTCTCATAATGTTGTTCGTTGCCACGTGCGCCAGCAGTGTACACGCCAGTCACTGCTATGCGTTCGTTCGATCCTGGCAAATAATACATCATGACGCCCATGATAGACAATGTGCCTATCAAATTTAGGACGACCAGAGCCCACAATAATATTCTAGGTAGGATGGATTTTGTGTACTTGAAGCTGTAAGTATCATGGTGTGCTTGAAGCTCGAAGTCAAGAGCGCGGTTCAATTCCTGTTGTTTTTCATTCGCGTCTTTTCTCTTCTGGTCTTCAGCTTGCTTCTCTTCGTTGACTTTAGCTTGGATTTCCTCCGACTTCTCTTTGAGTTTTTCTCTTTCGGCGTCGAAGTGTCCGCGCAGAATGTCAGCGTATTCTGCTACGGCGCTGCCAACAAGCCTGTTTTTCTTGTTGGTCTTGTTTATCTTTTCATTTCTATCACGTTTCTTTTCTCTGCGCTGATAGTTCGCAGTTGATCTCTCTCCGCGGCTGCTCTGCG